CTCGCGATTCGCCTCCGTTGCGTGTTTATGCGTGTATGTCCATCCCCGCCGTCCCCGATTGGCATTTGCCAATTGCGCAAGGGCCGTTGCGTCAATGTCCTCGCCGGTCCCCGGTAAATCGCCCGCCTGGTTATGTCTCCAAAGTTGGCCGCGCGGCAATGCTTCAACCGCCGAAAGAAAATCGGCCCATTTAAGGCCGCGGCCTCCGGAAGTGACTTTGCTCCAATGAAGAGCAAGTGGCCCTCCCTTTGCGTAGCATCCCCGCGCCCGAAAAGGGCATGACGGCGGACAAGTGTCAGCGGACGAAGTTGAGACCGGAATGGGTCCTGTTTTCGCGTTGTTGGAAATGCGAGTTAAGTGGGTTAGCGTTTCCATGATGTCTTTGTTTTTTTTAATGTTCGTGCGTCGGCTTGTTGCCTCCGCACCCCCACAATGCAGTACGTCTAGAGGTTGACGAGAGAAAAATCACTTTCCCCTAAAATTCCTACGGTTTGCAATAACTATCGCCGCGCCACCAAACCCACCCCTCACCGTATACGGAAGACAGGGAGAGAGACAGGGACAGCTTTGTTCCACGTGGAACACTCAGCCACTTGCAAGAGCAACCAAGGGACAAGTGCAATCGTCCGGTAGTAGTCCGGTGCAATCGCATTGCGGCAATCAGTCGGTGCAATCCCTTCCCTACTCATAGGCAACTTACTAACAAACGCGAGACGCTTGCATGGTGGCTTGCTTGGCAGCCTGCATGGTATTTGCATTGCCAGTTGGTTGCATTTGTCTATTGCTAACGTCATCCAAGCACTTGCTTTGCTACTGCCAGCCACTTGCAATAGGGGGGGAGGGGGTCACGCTGCCCCGTCGCTGTCGCATTATGATAGGTCCACAAGCCACTTTTAAAAATATTGCAAATGGGGGGGCGTAAGAAACAAAGCGGGTGGTTTATTTTTAAACTTTTGCACAAAAGGGGCTTGTTTAATTTGCAAGAGTTTGTCTTAAAGGGGGTATGGGGAGGAAGTCTAAAGCAATTGTGGAGAGTGTGGGGGAGGCTCAGGTAGCCCTTAATTATCGGTACATTGAGAAGCGTAAGCCTAAAGAGGCGGCGTTAGCCTTGGATATGCTGGCGGCAGGGGAGACCTACTCCAAGGTGATGTCTACTACGGGTATAGGGTTTGTGGCACTTTCTGCTTTGAGGGCGCGGCATGAGAGGGCTTTGGAGGTGAGGCGCAAGGAGCTTGCATTAGATGGCTTTGAGATGGCGGAGAGGATGCGAGCGTTGGTGGCGAAGAAGGCGGAGATGTTGATGGAGGATGATGAGGCGTTGATGAAGACGCCGCTGAAAGACCTAACGCTAAGCTATGGCATTAGCGTGGATAAGGGGTTGCAGGCTCTTGGGGAGCAGAAGGTGGTGGTGGAGCATCGGACGGGGAAGCCCACTCTGGCTGATGCAATGAAGGCTATTGAGGAGGCGCGGGCGGCTTTACAAAAGGAGGCTATTCCAGTTGAGTCATCCATTGTTGAGGGAGTGGGATCCGAAGCTGACGTGGACGAAGAGCGTGAGTAAGGAGGGCATAGTGAGTTGGTGGTGCGCGGCGACACGGGTGAAGGTGGTTTATATTGCAAAGCAATGTCTTTAACGTGGCGCAATCATCCTGTTCTAAAACCTCCTACGGTGGAGGAGATGGCGCGGATGGAGCCGGACAAGCTGGTCCAGCTATGGACGCTCTACCATGAGGCCATTGAGAACGCGGAGAGAGATCCGTACAGGTACGGCTTTGTCCTGCCGAATTGGGACAGGGCGGATGAGTTGTTGTCCCAGAGGAATGAAATCCTGATTAGCGGAGGCAATCGCTCAGGTAAAACGACTTACGCTGCGCGAGCTTGTGTAAGGGCCGCTATTGAGAATCCCGGGTCCATCATCTTCTGCTTTAGTCAGAACGCGGATGTGTCCATTAGACAACAGCAGAGTGCCATCTACGATGCGCTTCCTGAGGAGATGAAGAGGAAGGTGCTGGGTACAGAGGAGAACGTCTCGTATACGCGAAAGAACGGCTTCTCTAAGGCCAGCCTGATTCTGCCGGGGTCGCTCAGCCAAATCATCTTTAAGACGTATGCTCAGTTTTTAAACAACGACACGATTCTTGAGGGCGCGGAGTTGGGTAGCCGCGATCCGAAGTGGATCAATATTGGGACGTGGTGCGACGAATATCTGATTGGGCCAGAACTTCTGGCTACCCTGCGGTTTCGTCTAGCCACCCGTAACGCCAAGATGATAGTGACGTTTACGCCTATTGATGGTTACACGGAAGTGGTGCGGGACTATATGGAGGGTGCGCGGACAATGGAGAGCCGGGAGGCTGAGCTTTTAGACAACCGCCGTGTTCCTTATACGCAGGAATCAAAAAATCGGAGTGCGTACATCATCTACTTCCACAGTAGAGACAACCCCTTCGGGGGTTACGATCGCATCGCGGAGGACTTAAAGAACCGCCCCGAGGACGAGATTCTATGCCGTGCCTACGGCGTTCCGACCAAGAGCAAGAGTACCCAGTTCCCCAACTTCTCGGTAGAGCTGAACGTCGTACCGCATGAGAAGATCCCCGCCAAGGGGATTACGCGGTATATGGTCCTTGATCCCGCTGGCCGAAAAAACTGGTTCATGGCTTGGGTCGGCGTTGATGAGAACGGTACATTCTGGGTTTACCGGGAATGGCCGGATGTCAACGTGGGGGATTGGGCCAAGTGGCATGGCGGAAAGTGGATTGGCGGCGAAGGCTCTAAGGGACTAGGATACGGCATTCGTGATTATGTAGAGCTTATTGGTAACTTGGAGGAAGGCGAGACGGTCTTTGAGCGACTAATTGACCCACGCTTGGGTGCCGCGAAGTATCAGACGCAGAACGGAGCTTCATCTATCATCGAGGATTTGGCGGATGCGGGGCTGTCGTTTGTTCCTGCGCCGGGGTTGGACATCGAGGATGGTTTGCAAGCAATACAGACCAAAATGTCTTACAACCGCAAGACACCGATGGATAGTGTTAATCGCCCGCACTTTTACGTTTCCGACCGCTGTCAGAACATCATTACAGCCTTGCAGGAGTACACCGCTGAGGGTGGGCCTGACGAGGCGTGGAAAGACCCTATCGACGTAATCCGGTATGCCGCGATTGATGGCATTCGCTACGTTGACGAGAAGAGCTTTAACACTAACCGCCGAAACTCTGGAGGATACTAATGCAACCTATCAATACCCCCGTCATCGCGCTGGCCGACAAGCTGGGCGTTCCCGTTAACAAGCTGCTGGAGATTAAAAACCTCAAGCTTGTTAAGGGCAATCACTACACAGGCTATGGCAAGAACACCTACTTTACGCCCAAGGGCGTTGAGGAATTGGAGCTTGCGTTGGAAATCCCGCTGGCTGTGCCGGACAAGCTAAACGGTGTGGTGCTGCATTCTGCCAAAAATCCCGACTGGGTGATGGTGAAGCTGGAACACAGGGATGGAAAAACCCCGGTGAAGATTGGCCGTAAGTTCCGTGGTAAACTTATCGGGAAGATAATTTTAATCGACGCTATTACGGACGCAAGCGGGTCCACCACTTATCGCCATGCACAACTCCAAGGATGACCCAACATCTAATCGTGAGTGGCTGGCCGAACATGTGGATCGCCTGCTTGGGTTTGAGATATTGCATCGTTCGATTCACGCAACGTATCAACCTTTAGAAGCTACCGCACTCTCCGACAAAACCGGGATAGACCGCAACGCGGCTAAACGGGTTATCAACAACTTACGCAAAACGCTACATGACCACCGAAGATAATACCGAGGCTTTAACCTATGCTTCTAACAAGCCGAATGTTAAGGCTTTGGTTGACGCTTTCGACCGCACGGCGAACGACTTGGAGTTCTACTTTGATCAATGCCGCGATAGCTATGATTATCGGCGCAACATCTGGCCGGGGAAGTCGGACGATCTGCGCAAGCATGGCCCTGACGCTTTCCCGTGGGAC